CTTCGTAAGTATCTAAAAAAAGTTTATGCAGATGATCGTAAACAATACGTCTATGCAATTACTCTCTTCACTTTGTTCGTTGAGAATGTATCTTTGTTTTCGCAGTTCTATATTATCCTTCACATGAATAAGAACAAAGCAATTCTAAAAGACACCGCGCAGCAGGTTAAATATACTCGGAATGAAGAAATGCTACATGCTCAATGTGGTATTAAAATTATTCAGACATTAAGACAAGAATATCCTGAAATGTTTGATGCTGAACTCGAAGCTCGTATTGCAGAAGAATGCATTGAATCAATTAAAGCTGAATCAGCGGTGATTGATTGGATTATGGGTGATTATAAAGAAGATGGTTTGTCGACAGAAATTCTTGTCGAATTTATTAAGAAAAGAATGGTGGAATCTCTTGATGCTATTGACTTCAATCATAACATTACATATGATGAAGATCTAGTTCGTGAAACAACTTGGTTTGACGAAGGACTTTATGGATCCAACATGGTAGATTTCTTTCAGGGACGTCCTGTTGATTATGCACGTGGCACTGGCATTACTGCCGACGATTTATTTTAATGGAGAACTAAATGAATTTTGAATGGTTGAATCAAGACTCTCGTACATTCTTGTCAAGAGGAAATGGTTATTTAGAAGAAGGTGTATCAGCTGAAGAACGTGTTCGTGTTATTTCAAATGCTGCTGAAAAGATTTTAAATATTCCTGGATTTAGTGATAAATTTTATGACTATATGTCTCGAGGATTTTATAGTTTGTCATCTCCAGTTTGGTCTAACTTTGGCGTGAATCGTGGACTTCCTATTTCTTGTAATGGTGTCTATGTAAATGACTCAATTGAAAAGATTCTAGAAAAGACTTCAGAAGTTGGTATGCAAACCAAACTTGGAGCCGGTACTTCTGGTTATTTTGGATCCATCCGCCCGCGGGGAAGTGATATTCGTACTGGAGGTAGAGCAGATGGACCCGTTCATTATCTCCGTTTATACGATTCGACCACAGATATTATTTCTCAAGGGTCTGTAAGACGTGGAGCCTTTGCAGCATATTTAAACATTGATCATCGTGATATTGAAGAGTTTCTTGAGATTCGTGAACCAGGCGCAGCTATTCAAAACATTTCAATTGGTGTAACTGTATCAGACGACTGGATGCAAGCAATGGTTGATGGTGATGCAGAGAAGCGTAATATTTGGGCCAAAGTTCTTCGTAAAAGAAAAGAGACTGGATATCCATATATCTTCTTTAGTGATACTGTGAATAATAACAAGCCTCAAGTTCTCAAAGATAAAAATATTCCAATCTGGGCATCAAACCTTTGTACCGAAATATGTTTACCATCAAGTGATATTTGGTCCTTTGTTTGTAATCTTTCTTCCATGAACATTGTCAAATATGATGAATGGAAAGATACTGATGCTGTTGAAACAATGATCTATTTCCTTGATGCTGTCATGGAGGAATATATTCAAAAGACAAAAGATATTAAGTTTATGGAAAGTGCCCATAATTTTGCAGTCCATTGGAGAGCATTGGGTCTTGGTACTCTTGGATGGCATTCATATCTTCAGTCGAATTATATCGCATTTGAATCTTTTGAAGCTCAAATGCTCAATACACAGATTCATAAAACTATTTTTGAAAGGTCCACGAGAGCCTCTCAGGAGCTAGCTCGTCACTATGGTGAACCAGAAGGCATGAAAGGTTATGGAATGAGAAACCTCACTGTAACCGCCATCGCGCCCACTACGTCTTCCTCATTTATTCTTGGACAAGTATCACCGTCAATTGAACCATTAGCATCAAATTACTTTGTGAAAGATCTTGCAAAAGGTTCGTTTACATATCGTAATCCATATTTGAAAAAATGTCTTAAGGCTCATGGTAGAGACGATGAAGATACTTGGAAAAATATTCTTATGAAAAAAGGATCTGTTCAGCACCTTGATTTTCTTACACAAAAAGAAAAAGAAGTATTTAGAACATTCTCAGAAATTAGTCCATTAACTATAGTTCAACAAGCAGCTGGTCGTCAAAAATGGATTGATCAAGCTCAGTCACTGAATCTTATGATTCCGCCAGATGCACCAGTCAAAGATGTAAATGCATTACTCATTGAAGGCTGGAAACTTGGTGTAAAAACTTTTTATTATCAAAGAAGTTCCAACCCTGCTCAGGAGCTTGTACGTGATATCCTAACCTGTGCTAGTTGCGAGGCGTAATGTATGAACAAAGAAGAAATTTTTTGTCAAAATTGTGAAGCAGAATTTTATGTAGAAAGTGAGTATGATATCATATATTGTATTCAATGCGGTGAAGAAATCGGTTATGACGATGAAGAAACCGAAGAAGATTATGATGAGAACTGGGAAGAGTAATGGCCTTTTTAGTCCATAATCTTCCGCCTTTACCAGTATATGTACGAAAAGAATATCTCTATGATCTTGAAAAAGGTCATAATGAACTCACACCCGGTATCTGGATATCTGTAAAATCAGTTCAGGGAAAGGCATTATATTTCGAAACACTATTAACAGACTATGGGGCACTTTATGATAAGTTGCCTCTTTCTGCATTTGTATGGAAAAAGGATTACAATAATCCATTACCTCTTGATGTCTTACAATTATGGGATTGTTTTGATTATGATATCACAGTAATTAAGAAACCTCTTTTATCGCGGTGTGAATTCTTCGGAAAAGATCGAAACATGCATCCTGGAGAATATGAATTTACTATTGATAATTGTCATAGAGATAATTCATCTCTTGATACTAATTTTAGTGAACACGATCCTGAACACAAATCATTTAATATTATTAGACTTGATAATGGTCAATTTGCTGCTCAGCCCAACAACAGAATAATCTGGCGAGATCAGTCGTTAATTCCGGATAAATTATTAAGGCCGGACTTTAAAGTTTGTACTCAGAATTATGCTGTTGAGATAACACCAAAATGGAGTGTCGGTCATACAGATGAATGGCAGTACAAGGCAAATGATGAATGACATGGTATTATCAAAATAAAATTTATGAACCAACAGAAGAAGAGCTCAAAGAATACGCAGGATTCGTGTATGTGATTACTGAGCTTTCGACTGGTAAAATGTATGTCGGTAAAAAGACTTTCTGGTCTAAACAGACTAGACCACCTCTCAAAGGTAAGACTCGTAAACGGAGAAGCATCGTGGTGTCCGACTGGAAAAATTACTACGGTTCCAGTGGCGAAGTTCTCAGCCTTCTCAGTGAACACGGAGATGACTCGTTCAAAAGAGAAATAATTCACCTCTGCAAGAATAAAGGCGAAATGAGTTACCTTGAAGCAAAGGTCCAGTTTGATCGAAATGTTCTTCTTGATGATAATTACTATAATGGTATTATCAACTGTCGAGTACATAGATCACATGTAAAAAGGTTAGCAGATGAAAGAGAAAGATCTGAAAGAAATTTATAGAATATTTTGGTTGGCTAAAGTAAATAAATATGACTCGCTGCAAAAAACAACATATTTTATTTGATGCAATTAATAACGCAAATACAAACTATCAAGCTATAGGTGTATATTGCAGTCAAATGTTAGAAGATAAAAGAATTTGGTATTGCAGCGAGGCATGTATGGAAAAAGATCTGAAAGAAATTTATAGAATATTTTGGATGGTAAAGGGACATTTGAATTGTTCTCCTGAAACAGCATTTGAAGTATATTCTGAATATTTTGAAAGGCTATGGGGTAACCATGAAGCGGTGATACACGAAGAAGGTTTTGAGGAAGCATGGAAAAAAAGGTGTTTACAAACTCAGAAAAAGGTGGTAGAATAAAGAAGAGAGTTGTTCGGAATAGGAAATATAGATCATGATCATCATCGATTACTCAGGCATCGCTATGGCTCCAGTTGTTATGGGGCAAGCACGATATGACGATGAAAACTTGCTACGGCATATGATACTGAATTCAATTCGTATGTATCGTCAAAAATTCAAAAAATATGGCGAGGTTGTCATTGTTGCAGACGCTGGTGGTAACTGGCGTAAAGACATTTATCCTGAATATAAGTTTAAGCGTAAGGCCAATCGAGAAAAATCTAAGATTGATTGGGACGAAGCATTTCGTATTATAAGTATGGTGCGTGATGAACTCAAAGAAAACTTTCCTTATAAGGTAATCCATGAATGGGGCTGTGAGGCTGACGATGTTATTGCTGAACTGGTTCATTATACTCAAGAATTCGGTAACCATGAAGAAGTTATGATTGTGTCTGCAGATCATGACTTCATTCAGCTACAACGGTATGATAACGTCAAACAGTTTTCTCCGAATACTAAAAAGTTTGTCAAGAGTGATGATCCTCAACAGTATCGTCTTGAACATTTCCTCAAAGGTTGTTCTGGTGATGGTGTACCAAATGTTCTTTCTGACGATGATACTTTTGCAGTTGAAGGTAAGCGTCAGAATGTGCTATCTAAGAAAAAGAAAGAAGCACTATTAAATGATCCTCAATCACTTGGTGAACAGGTATATCGTAACTATCAACGTAACAAAAAAATGATCGATCTTATTGATACGGCTTGTCCTCAATCTGTAAGATCTTCTATTATAAATAATTTTGAGAGTCAGAATAAGCGAGAAAACAGAGGAAAAGTATTTCCTTATTTGGTTTCAAAGAATTGCCGACTGCTACTTGAGAATGTACAGGAGTTTTTAAATTGATGAAATATATTTTTGAAGTTATTGATGAAGCAAAAAAAGCTAAAACTAAAAAAGCTAAACTAGAGGTTCTAAAGAAAAATGAATCTTGGGCACTGAAAGATATTCTGAAAGGCACACTTGATCCCAAAATAGACTGGCTTATTCCGAAAGGTGAAGCACCATATACACCAAACGAAGGACATAATGCGCCTTCAAATCTTCTTAAACAGCATAAGAAATTTCAATACCTTGTAAAAGGTGTACCAACTTATGCTAATATGTCAACTCTTAAAAGAGAAAGAATTTGTATTGAGCTTCTGGAATCAATTCATCCAGAGGACGCCGAGTTGGTTGTGTCTATGATTAACAAGAAACCTTTTGGTGGTGGTATCACTCCAAAACTTGTAAATGAGGCATTTCCAAATCTAGTGAGTACTACATAATGATTTAATTCATAAACCAAAAGGAGAGACCTTGTATGGTAGTAGCTCAAATCGATCGTCTAAAATCAGATCTTGCTCAAATCGAAGCTTTTGCAAAAGAGCTTAAAAAAGAAGGGAGGGAGGATCTTTCAAAAAAGGTCTGGTCGAAGAGGGATTACTTAGAACAATACATTGAAACGGTTTCAACATAAGGAGGTTTACAATTCTTGAATTACTTGATATAATGGTTAGGGTAGGGACTTCTGTCTCTACCCTTTTTCACATGGAGACACACATAGGAGAAATAAAATTAATATTTTCATACTTGATTCTGACCCAGTTAAATCAGCACAACTACAGTGTGATAAGCATGTAGTAAAAATGATTGTCGAATCTGCACAAATGCTATCAACTGCTCATCGTATGCTTGATGGCTATGTAGAAAAACGTCCATCCAAGTCTGGTAAACGTATGGTCAACTATTGGGTACACCCCGATGATTTTATGGAACAGAACCTGTACAAAGCAGTGCATCATAGTCATCCGTGTACGGTATGGACTATGCAATCAAAAACAAATTATCATTGGCACTATTTACATTATGCTGCTCTTGCAGAAGAATATGAATATCGATATGGTAAGCTTCACGGTTCCTTTAATCGTGATACTGAGTTGGGTAAAATTCTGAGTCAGTTTCCAGAAAATATACCAGAAGGTGGTCAAACACCTTTCGCTCTTGCAATGAAAGCAAATCCAGAATGTATTGCTCTAAACGATCCAATTGAAGCTTATCGAGCATTCTATCAAACAAAGCAAGATCGATTTACTATGTCATGGACGAATCGTCAACAACCGGAGTGGTTTAATGCCGCGTAAGAAAAAAGAAAAACCTGAACCAATTAATCGTGAATGGACTAAAATTGAATATCATGTACATGAAGAATTAAAGTTCGGAGATCCAAAAAATCCAGGAACATGGCTTAGGTTATCTTCACCCATAGGACAAAATGGTAATATACTCAATAAGCACATAATTCAAAGTTGGACAGGATATGACTGGAAAATTATGCATCGTTATGACGTATTAGATGAATGGAATAAATGGAAAAGAATATGCCGCAATATACAATCAAAAAAAGAACAACAGAAGAAGAATGGGACGTTATCTGCTCTTGGAACGAACTCCAAGAAATCCTCAAAGAAGACGATGACCTCATCCAAAAGCCGTCGGCTCCGAAAATCGTCAGTCATACCGGCATGATGCTATCAAAAACATCTGATGGTTGGAAAGATGTATTGAAAAAAATTAAAAAGGGTTCTGGTAAAGGTAATACGATTAACACATGAAAAAATCAAATTCAAGTCATCTTGTAAGAGAAGATGAAATTGAACTGGTTGAACCGTTTTCGGAAAACCAGGAAAAAGCATTTAGAGCATGGGAAGATGGACATAATCTTGTAATGACTGGATCTGCTGGTACGGGTAAAACATTTCTAGCCTTGTATTTTGCATTCACAGAACTTCTTAAAAATCCAGACATATACCGAAGTGTTATGATCATAAGATCAATGGTACCAACGCGTGATGCAGGATTTTTGCCAGGAAACAAACATGAAAAAGAGGAA